TTGTGCAAAGAATAGCCGATACGGTGGCTCAGTATGGAACAAAGCTTGTAAGCAAGGGCAACAATAAGGATTATGCACTATCCTATGGAGAACTTAGGGCAAGATTAAAAGAGCTAAGCCTTACTAACAAAAAAAGTGAGGAAAAGTTTATTCCAAAGAATTATTTGTTTAATTCCGTAGAAGTAAGAACTAAGCTTTTACAAGGGCTATGCGATGCAGACGGATTTACCGAAAGCGGAGGTGTTGAATACTGTACAACCTCTAAGCAGTTAGCAGAGGATATTATATTTTTAGTGAAGTCGTTAGGCGGTAAAGCAAGCAGCAAGCTAAAGCACACACATTATACGCAAAACGGAGTAAGGCATACTGCTAATGATGCTTACAGAATATATATCAATTTCCCAAAGGGTGGAATTACACCTGTGTCATCTGAAAAGCACCTAAAGAAATACAATCCGCAAAGAGCAAAACTGTATCATTTTATATCTGACATAAGAGAAACAAATGATTTTGCTGACATGACGTGTATAGAAGTTGAGGACGAAAGCCACTTATATTGTGCGACAGAGAACTTTATCCTTACTCACAATACTACCGGTGGACTGAGACTTGCAATGATGATGGGTGGAAGGGAACCTGATGGAAGTATATTCGGTGTTGGCAAAGGTGAAGGACTTGTTAAGCGTTTTTACGGTGGCTTGCTACAAGGATTTGAGACAGAAAGTACATATAAGCGTTTCCTAAGTGTGTTTCCTGAAGCGGTAAAGATAGGCGATAAGGATTATAAGAGCGCCGAGAACCTATCTATTGACTTGAAAAGCAAGAACATATTTCCGACATTTACTTGCAGACCGATTGACGGAGCGATTGTCGGTTGCACCGAAGCAAATGTACTTGTTTATATTGATGACTGCGTTAAGAACCATGAAGAAGCACGAAACAGAGACCGCTTAGAGTTCTTATGCGAGAAAGTCACAGATGACGTTCTGGGACGTAGATTAGAGGGAACACCCATTATTATACAAGGAACAAAATACAGCCTATATGACCCTATTACGGCATTACAAAACAAAGCTGATGAGTTAGGGTGGAGGTGGAGAGAAGTTGCAGTTCCAGCACTTGACCCTATCACTGATGAAAGTAACTGGGAGATTTACCGCAAGGATAAAAAAGGCTTGCGAAAAATATTCACAACTGATTATTACCGTAAGGAACGCAAGCTTGTATCAGAAGAAACTTGGAACTCAGAGTTCCAACAGTCGCCATTTGAAGCAAAAGGGCGCATGTTTGCAGAAAAAGAGCTTAATTACTTTGAAGAACTTCCTGTTGATAGAGAACCGGACGCTATTATGGCAGCTTGCGATAGTGCGGATAAAGGCGACGATAGCTGTTCAATGCCTGTGGGCTACGTTTATGGCAATGAGGTGTACATAGTTGATGTTGTGTTTGACAATGCAGGAACACAATTTACTAAGCCTGAATGTGCCAATATGCTTATTAAGCATAATGTCAAGACTGTTACATTCGAGAGCAACAGTGCCGGAGAATACTTCGGACGTGATGTAATGGATATTGTAAAAGATAGAGGCGGTAGATGTAGCGCAAGGTTCAAGTTTAATTGTACGAATAAAATAACGAGAATGGAAAATGCAAGGGATAACATTATTCGTGATTATTATTTTCGTGATTTTAAGAAAATGGACAGACAGAGCCAATATTACAAGTTTATGAAAGAACTTACTACGATGACACGAAGTGGAAAAGTCGCACATGATGACGCACCGGACAGCATTGCATTATTTGAGAATGAAATGCGTAGCGGAGTAGTCAGAACAGCGTCCATTATATCAAGCCCTATATAGGAGGTACACTATGACAGACAAGGATTTAACTCAATATCTCGACTTAAAAAAAGAAATCGAGGAAATCGAAAGTAAAATTGCAAAGCTTGAAAGTGATATCCTGAGGATTGAAGATGGTGAATGTGTTGTTGATAGTGTCACAGGAGGTAACGGTGGTAAGCAACACTTCAAAATTGAAGGCATACCGTTTCCTGAATATCGCCATAAAAGAACACTTCTTTACTCACGCAAAGCTACGCTTGAACTATTAAAGGAAGATTTGCTTGAACGGACAAATGAGGTTGAGAAATTTATTGCAAGCGTATCGGATAGTCGCATTAGAAGAATAATTAACCTTAGATTTCTTGAAGATATGTCGTGGAACCAAGTTGCAGACCGTATTGGTGGCGGTAACACAGAAGACAGCGTGAGAAAAGCTTATAAAAGATATGTCGAAAAATAAAAGTTGTCCGATATGTCCGCTTTTTCTGCGATATTATTATACTTGAAAGAAATAACAAAGTTTCTTGATAGCTTAATATCTCCTTGAAAGAAGCACTGTTGCATTTTGCAATGGTGCTTTTTGCGTGAAATGAGGGTTTTATGAAGAAAAAGACAAAATCAAATAAATACACAATATACTGTCCGCAATGCCACCGCAGAGTTGCGGAGTGGGACGGAAAGTATTCAAGCAATGTAATTGTCGGATGCCGCAAGTGCCACAAGAAGATTGTATACCATACAGACACAGGTATTACGGATATTAAGCCGTGGGAGCCAAGGCGAACAGCAAGCGGCATGACATATCTTTAGGAGAAGTTAAAATGCAGAGAGGACGCAATATCTTATTTACAGAGGAACCGGAAATTACATACGAGAATGTATTAGATGTATTGCGTAATGTTTTTCCGGCTCACATACAAAATGCAACTCAAATACAATTCTTACTTGATTATGACAACGGACAACAACCGATAATCCGAAAAACTGCTAAGACATATAGACCGGATATTGATTGTGAATGTTCAGACAATGTGGCTCATCAGATTTCAGATTTTTGGACTTCTTATGCATGGGGGAATCCAATAAGTTTAGTCCAGAACGGCGATAGCGTTAATAACATTATTGCCGAAGGAATAACAGAACTTAACAAGCAATATGAGCTTGCTAAAATCAAGTCCAAGACACAGGAAATCGGAAGATTTGTTGAGATAGGCGCTATATGCAATGTGCTGATCGATGTAAATACCGAATGGAAACCGGGGAAATGTTATTTTAGCCTTGATGTATTAGACCCGAGAACATCATGCATTATTCGTTCAAGCTATTATTCGGACAAACGACCGATGATGGGAGTTACATACAGACACAGTAATACAACTGGAAATACATATTTTACTTGTATTACTAAAGATTACAGATTTGAAATTATCAATCTTCAAGAAATTTCCAACGGAGATTATACAAAAAAAGAGGCGTGGCAACATCGACAGCGCAGTGGCGAAGTAAATCCATTAGGCGTTGTGCCGATTGTTGAATATTTTCGTTCGTATGACCGCATGGGTGTGTGGGAACACCAGTTGTCTGAAATGGATAACCTTAATTTGTTGATTTCCGACTTCACAAACGATGTCGAACAAAACACGCAAGCTGTATGGCACACTAACGATGTGGAATTTCCAACTATTTTCAACAAAAGCGAAGATGGAACAGCAACAGAAGAAGTTAGGAAACCTAAATCAGGTGAATGGTTACAGACCTATACATCGCAAAATGGCAAAACACCAATGGTCGAACCACTTACTATCAATTACGATTACACAGGTATGCTTAATAATATTCAGTACCGCAGGGACAAAATATTAGAAAAATGCAATGTTCCATTAACCAACAGCAATGCCTCTAATATGACAGGTGTTGCATCCAACAACGCTTCCGGTTGGGACCATGCTGAGGCAGCTGCATCTAAACAGCAAATGATAACCGAAAGTTGCAAGATAGACGAGCTAGAGGTTGTGCTTGCCGCTTTGCAAAATAGTTCATTTTTGCCTGTGGACAGTCCATTACGACAACTAAACCTTGGCGACATTGAGGTAAATATCAAGCGTCAGAAATTATATGAGTTGTCAACAAAAGCTAACAGCATTGCCACGCTTATCAATATTGGTCTTAACGGCGGCAAGGTGCTTAATGCTATCCCGATATTTGATGACCCTAATGAAGTATGGGAAGCAAGTAAAGACACAGTCTGTAAGATACAGGAAAGCAAGATTACGTCTGGCAATAGCAATACTGTATCGCCAAACAGTGGTAGAACAATGCAGGACTTGTCAGACCAAATTAGCAACAGTCCACTAATTGATAAAAACAGGACAACCAAATAATTATTGTTATCAAGCCATTAGGAACTGTTCTAATGGCTTTTTATATTGCACAGAGAAGTGGGTAAAACACAAGCGGCAGAGAAGCCAATAAAACACAGAAAGAACGAGGTACATATCATGGAAACAGAAGTAACTAATTCAACCAATGCAACAGAGACAAACGCAGTAGAGACAACTCCTCAGGCTGATAATGATAGCAAGCCAACGGTTGAAGAGCTTTTAGCACAGTTAGCAGCAGAAAGAGCAGCCAATGCCAAGAACAAGCAGGCGCTTGACAAGGCACTCAAGGAAAAAGGGGATGTAACCAAGGCATTGAGAGCCAAGCAGACAGCAGAGGAACAGGAAGCGGAAGCCAAGGCAGAAGCAGAACGTATTCAGAATGAGAAGTATGAGGCAACAGTTAAAGAGCTTAACCATATCAAGGCGGTTGCGGCGTATAAGAATTTCTCTTCCGATAATGCGATTGAAAGCATGATTGAGGCGGTTGCGGATGGAGACCACGGTGCTATTGCAGCACTGATTGACAATGAGGTTAAGGCAGCTACCACAGCAGCTAAAACTGAATGGATGAAGTCAAGACCAAGAATGAATGTCGGCGGTGAGTATTCAGGCATGACAAAGGAACAAATAATGGCAATCCCAGACAGAGCAGAGCGTAGAAGAGCTATTGCGATGAATCCGGGCTTATTTAATTAGGAGGACAGAAATATGGCAGGAGAAACAGGATTAATCAAGAAAGAAGACCTTGCAAGAGCAAGGGAAGTTGAGTTTGTCGAAATGTTCGGCTACTCAATTAAGAAGTTAATGGAAGCACTTGGCGTGACCCGCAAAATTCCCAAGGTAGCAGGAACGGTGTTAAAGACCTACAAGGCGAGTGGAACACTCGAAGACGGCAAGGTTGGAGAGGGCGAATTAATTCCGCTTTCTCATTATACAGTAGAGGCTGTATCTTACAAGGAAATTGAGCTCAAGAAGTGGAGAAAAGCAACGTCGGCAGAGGCGATTATTGAGAAGGGATATGACCAGGCGGTTGAAATGACTACGGACGCACTGCTCAGGGATGTTCAGAAGGGTATTCGTAAGGATTTCTTCACTTTTCTTGCAACAGGAACAGGAACAGCAAGCGGAGCGACATTCCAGAAAGCTATTGCTCAGGCGTGGGGGCAGTTACAGGTCAAGTTCGAGGATGACGAGATAGAGGCGGTTTATTTCATGAATCCGCTTGATGCGGCTGACTATCTTGGTGATGCAACTATTATCACCCAGAACGCTTTCGGTATGAGCTACGTTGAAAACTTCCTCGGACTTGGAACTGTTATTTTCAACAGCTCTGTAACCAAGGGGAAGATATACGCGACCGCTAAGCAGAACCTTGTACTTTACTATATCCCGGTAAATGGTGCAGACCTTAGTGAAGCATTTACGTTTACATCGGATGCAACCGGGCTTATTGGTATCCATGAAGCTCCTGACTATCCACACATGACAGCGGAGGATGTTGTTGCGTCGGGTCTTACTCTTTTTGCTGAGAGAATAGACGGCGTTATTATTTCGTCTATTGTTGGAGCTTAGGCAGTAGATGTATCAGGTAACAGAATTATTCGCGGATTTACAGGATAATTCGCACGTCTATATTCCGGGAGATATATTTCCCCGGAAAGGCGTTGAAGTCTCTGACAAGAGATTAGAAGAGCTGTCAACCTGTAACAATCTGCGTGGAATACCACTTATTAAGGTGGTTGGAAACGAAAGAAAAAGTAGTAATTACACCAAGACCGACATTAACCGCATGAGTACGGCAGATTTACAGACGCTTGCCAAGGAACAGGGCATTGGCGGTGCCGAACTGTTAAGCGGTGCAGAACTCAAAAAGCTGTTAATTGAGAGGTTCAATTTATAGGAGGTTAGTCATGTACACAACATTAGAGCAGGTCAAAATCAGACTTCACCAATACCATATTGATACAGTCAAGAATGATGATAGCGACACCACGACTAATGTTGTGGTATTTGATAACATTGAGGACAATCCTTTAATTGAACAGCTTATTGAGCAGTCAAGGCAGGAAATAATCAGCCTAAGGAATTATCCGAGTAGTTATACACAAGAGCAAATTGATAATGATTTGTCTAAGTATGAGAGCGTTATTGTCAACCTCACCGTGTATGACCATTCGCAAGCCGGCGAGAACTACATGGCGAGTATGAATGAGGGTGGTGTCAACCGCACTTGGAAAAACCGCAATGAGTTATTTGCTGGGGTATTTCCGTTAGTCAATGTGATATAGCCTATCTACCATGAGTAGAACAGGAATCCGATTTTTGCAAAGCAGTTATCGGTGTTTAACAGAGCCTACAGGGCATTAAAAAATAAGAAGATTGTGCGTTACCATGTTACTGATGTCGGCAATATGGTAGCAGGCGGCACACATTAAGGGTGGTGGGCGGTGTGCCATATTTTAATCGCAGGAGATATAAAATGGAAGAAATTTTATTACAGACTTACACCATAGCATTACCAATATTGCTTGGTTACATAGTTTGGCTTCTGAAACAGCAGAAAAAAGATAAGGACGCCAATAGCAAAGGTACAATGCTGCTTTTGCGAGTACAACTTATCGAATACCATGATAAGTACATGAAGCTTGGTGAAATTCCATCTTATGCGTATGACAACTTCATTGAGATGTACAACGCATATCACGCATTGGGTGGCAATGGCATGGTAACTAAGATGTATAACGAAATACAAGCATTACATTTAGGCAAGGCAGGAGGTAAAGAATAATGGATTTTACACAGGTATCAACAGTAGTTGCAATCGTTGTAATTACATATCTGATAGGCTTAGGAGCCAAGGCAATTCCACAGATTAAAGATAACTTCATCCCTATAATTGTCGGCATTGCAGGCGGCATCTTAGGCGTTGTAGGAATGTATGTAATACCTGATTTCCCGGCAACAGATGTTCTCAATGCAATAGCAGTAGGCATTGTATCGGGACTTTCAAGCACTGGCGTTAATCAGATTTACAAGCAGGCGGTGAAGAAGAATGCTTGAAATTAACAAGCAAAACATGAAGTATTCACGGCAAGGACAGCGTGTAACCATTTATGAGACTGACGATGACGGCAACATCATATATGAGGGCTATACCGACAGTGAGGGCAACTTTACACCGTATCTCGACAGCAAAGGTAATAAGATACCTCGTATCAAGGACGAATATGTCGGTTATTCCTTGCCGGTTGACTTCCGGGCAAACATATCGTTCAGCGGTGGCGAAGCGCAGGCGCAGGAGTATGGCTTTAATGTAGCTGATTTTGACGCGGTTATCATTACAGACCGCAACAAGTTCCCATTTGGCAAGGGTGACATTATATGGCTTGACAGCGAGGTTGGTTATAAGGACGAGGATAAGGCACATGTTGATGAGCTTACATCGGATTTCATCATTGTGGGTGTTAAGCCGTCGCTTACATCAACTAAGTATGTGTTAAAGGCGAGGACAAAGTAATGGCAAAGCATAAGATTACGCTTAATCCACTTTCGCAAAGTTCCATTCAGAACGCAATTAAAGCCTTGCAGAGCTATCAAGACAGCTTGACGCATAAATGCCAGTTGTTAGTGACAAAATTGGCAGAAGCCGGCGAGAAAGCGGCAATCGAAAAAATCACGGAAAGCCCGCTAGGAAAAACTGTGAATCTAAGAATTGAGCGAGAGCCGATTGACATGGGATGTAAAGCAATACTTATTGCAACCGGAAAGGTCTTCAAATCAGAAGGGCGTGAGCCGTTTTATACATTGCTTGCAATAGAGTTTGGTGCTGGAATTTATTTTAATCGTGGCAATGAAAATCCCAAAGCTGATGACTTGAGCTTAGGAGTTGGAACATACCCGGGACAAATACATGCTTTTGAGGATGGATGGTATTACTTAGGTAATGACAATAAGTGGCATTATACTCACGGTGTTAAAGCTACAATGCCTATGTACAGCGCAAGCATGGAAATTATCCAGAAGTATAAAGCTGTTGCGAAGGAGGTATTTGGCTGATGGCAAGCGAAAATTCATGGGCTTATGACATTGAAACTACAATATATTCGATTGTCAAGAGCAAAACATATTCGGCAATTCAAAAGAAATACCATAATCTGCTGTTTACCGATAAGGGGCAAAGCGACAGTTCACCAACATTCCCTACGGTGTATATTCACATGTTGGCACCGACCGAACAAGGGCGGACGATTGATGGACAATCAATTAACGGCTTGCTTGTGACGGCACAAGTTGATGTGACAACAAATACAAGCGGTTCAGATGCACGTTGGGTTATGGCTAAAGTTGCCGAAGCGTTCAAGGAATTACGATTTGGAGCCAAGCTGATGCCTGAGCTAACCTATTCGGACAAAATATATAGAAGCACCGCAAGGTTTAATCGTGTTATCGGTGCAAATGACAGATTGTTGTAATTAAGAGCTGATGAAGCTCTTTTTTTAATTTTAAGACAGGAGGACTAAACAGATGGCTATTACATCTTATTTATCGCGTGTGATTTACAAGAAGCACACGGGGAGCCTTAAAAACGTAGATTTTGCAGGAACATACAACTTACTTCTTGCAGCAAAGTCTATTCCGTCGCCAACATCGGCTCCAAACATGGTTGAGAGTACTACAACCGAGGACGATACTCAGACATACGAAATGGGTATTAAGCAGACAGATTCCAAGGAGTTCACAGGCAATCTCGACAAGGATGATTTTGACAGACTTCTTACTATTGGAAATCAAAAGTGCTGCATTATTCAGCTTTACGGCACAGACGGAATTGGCGGAACAGCTAAGGCAGCTTATGTTGGTCAAATTACACCGACAATTAATGATATTGGCGGCGCAGATGAAATCGTAGATATGACAGCCACAGTGGCACAGAACACATCCCCTAAGTGGGTGACGGATGATTTGACCGTTGTTGATAACGGCGATGGTACTTTTACGGTAGCCACAGTTTGATAACCAGTATTTTTTTGACAGGCAAGGGCGGTCTACGGACTGCCCCTTTTCCTATGGCAAGCATAGGAGGAAAAGGAGAGCATAATGATAACATTTGATATTGATAACAAGGAATATAAGTTAGAGTTTGGCTTTGATGCGGCAGAGAATAAGGACATTGTTCAGAAGATGTTCGATTATATGACAGGTGCATACATTTACAAGGAAACCGGAAACACAATTACCGCAACATCTAACGGTGCAGCTAAGATGGTAGCTGATTACAGTGAAGTGTGTCAGTTGGCTTTTTACGCAGGATGCTTACAGCACAATTCGGTTACAAGAGCAGAAGCTAAGACACTAACTCGAGCATACATTACACAGAAAAGAAAGACAGATAGCAAGTACGGCTATTATCAGTTGTTTGAGGATATTAAGATTGCTATGGCGGACGATGGTTTTTTCGAACTGAGCGGCTTGGCGCAGACAGTAGAGGAGATGAACAAGTCGGCGGCGGAGCAGTTGGAGAAAATGCAGAAAGAAAAGTCAAAGAAGTAAACTTCCACAAACTGATATGGGAAGAGTACTTCCCGCTTGCTTTTTCGATTGGAATTAGCCTTGAAGAGTTTAAGAAGCTTACGCCTAAAACTTTAAGCTACTGCCTTAAAGGTGAAGAGTTGCGGCGCAAAGAGCGTGATAGTGAGATGTGGTCTTGGTGGGGAAATTATGGTATATCGGCAGTTACATGTGCACTTGACCACTGCTTGAATGGCAAGAAAGCAAAAACAAAATACATTAAAAAACCTTTATTGCAAGGCAAGTCAAAGCCAAAAGACAGTTTTACCGAAGCGGACATTCAAAAAGCAATTCTAATTGAACAGCAATATATGAATAGGGCAAAACAACGCGGATTGCCCGAGACAATATTAAAAAAGTAGGCGGTACGGAGTAATCCGTGCCGCTTTTATTTTGAGCAGGGAGGTGAGAGTGTGGCAGAGATAGACAGCTTGGAGATACAACTTCAAGCGAACGCTCAAAAGGCAAACACGGCAATAGACAGCCTTATAACTAAGCTTAGCAGCCTTGCAACATCGCTTGGACGTGTTAACGGTTCAGAACTTAATACGTTGTCAATGAATGTCACTAACCTAAGCGCATCCATGAGAGCCATTAACGATGTGGGTACGGCAAGCTTCACAAGGCTTGCTAAAAACATCGGACAGATAGCAAGCGTTGACAGTTCAGCACTTAATACAGTTGCAAGCTCACTTAATTCCACGGCAAGCGCATTTAATCAATTTACCGCGGTGTCTGAGAACGCAGCACAGATTGGTGAAGTCGCTAAGAACATAGCAAAGCTTGGCAACAAGAGTGTTCAAACCTCAATTACGAATATGCCGCAGTTGGCAACCTCGCTCACGAACTTACTCACAACGCTTGCGAGCGCACCAACAGTAAGTAATAACGTCATTCAGATGACCAATGCACTGGCGAATTTAGCCAGTCAAGGTTCAAGGGTAGGTTCTGCTTCACGGACAATCCAAAGAAGCCTAAATGGGGTTCACAGAAGCGCACAGACGGCAACTAAGAGCACATGGTCACTGGCTAAGGCTTTCGGTAAATTTTACGCGTCATACTTTATGGTTGTGCGCGGAGCTAAGAGTTTGTGGAAATCCATTGAAAGCACCACGGATTACATCGAGGCATTTAACTATTATGCGGTTGCATTTGGCAAGATTGGTTCCGAATGGGGCAAGGATTTTGAAAAGTTCGGCTATGACAATGCTACCGATTATGCGAACAGCTTTTCAGATAGAGTAAGTGCATTGCTTGGTAAGCTGTCGGGATTGCAAGTTGATGTTGAGGGCGGTTTGCTTACGGCAGACGGCGCAAAGAACTTAGGCTTGAATATCCAAGAGGTTACAGAGTTTGCTTCACAGCTTGCTTCGGTAACTAATTCACTTGGACAGACAGGAGAGACAACCACGGCGGTAGCAAAGTCAATGACAATGCTTGCAGGCGATATAAGCTCTCTTTTCAACATAGACTATTCAGCAGTAGCCACCAACATACAAAGTGGCTTAATCGGTCAATCAAGGGCATTGTACAAGTATGGTATTGATATTACCAATGCTACATTGCAGACATACGCTTACAACTTAGGTGTTGAGAAATCTATCAGCGAAATGACGCAGATGGAAAAGCAGCAGTTAAGAGTGCTTGCTATACTTGACCAGTCTAAGGTTTCATGGGGTGATTTGTCTAATACAATAAGCAGTCCAAGCAACATGATTAGGCAATTCAACACAAATATCAAAGAAACAAGTATGGTTCTCGGACAGTTGTTTATCCCTGTCCTTCAAAAGGTTATGCCTGTTGTCAATGGAACAACAATTGCAATTAAACGTATGCTTGTGGGCGTTGCAAGCCTTATGGGTGTTAAGATTGATTTTGACGCTTTCGGGCAGAATGGCTATCAGGACACCACAGACGGCTTAGAGGATATGGCAGACGGCTATAATGACGTGGCTAAGGCGGCTAAGAATGCACAAAAGGGTGTTCGTGGATTTGACGAACTTAATAATATTAGTACTGGCGAGAATAAAAGCAGTGCTTCCGCTGGCACAGGTGATACGATTGACCTCACGGACGAGATTGTTAAGGCTACGGAAGAATATGAAAAAGTATGGAACGATGCCTTCGATAAGATGGAGAATAAAGCTGAGGTGTGGGCTGATAAAATAACTAAAGCTTTATCTCCTGTCAAAAGTATTTTTAAAAATTTTGTTGCGGGAGATTTCTTTGCAGCAGGACAAGATACATCATCACTTGTCAGCGGCTTATTCAACTGGGTTGCTGACGCAATAGACAATGTTCCTTGGTTTACAATCGGCAGAAATGTAGGAAAATACCTTGCCGGACTTGATTGGACGGAGATATTAAAATCGGCAGCTAAGGTTTTATGGGAAGGTTTCAAGGGTGCATTGGAGTTTTATGCCGGAATGTTCACAGCCGCACCGCTGGAAACAGTTGTTGTTTCATTCATGGCTATGCCAGGATTGCTTAAAGCTATCACAGCAAGTAAGTTCGTGACGGGCGTTAAGAAACTTTGGTCAAATTTCAAGGCTTTTGGAACGGTTGTTAATAATACAGCCCTTGCGCTTTCGGGCGATGCGGCAGCAACAGCCACACTTGCTACTATGTTTCCTAATCTTTCGTCCAAGGTAACAGCGGTCAAAACAGCGTTCACGAATTTAGCAACTTCCATTCAAAACAAAGGCTTATGGAGAGGTATTAATGACAGCATAACATCGCTGAGAAACAAGCTCACAGGCTTTCAGAAAGGACTTATTGGTGTTGCGTCAACAGCAATAGAGTTCACTGTGCTCAAAGATGCGTTCAATGACCTCACTGTTGGTAGTGACAATATGCTATTGTCCATTGGCAAGATTGCCGGAGTTAGTGCGGCGGCAGCTGGTGCAATGTATCTTGCTTTCGGACCGGCAGGCATTGCAATAGCAGGAATAACTGGCGTGGTTGCAGCTATAAGCGGAATTAATTCTGCGATGGATGAAATTAAAACAACGGAAATAGGAAATGACATCAAAGATACTTTATCCAACCCCGGAGGAACACCTATATCTGAACTCGCTGACCAATATGCAGATATGGTAGGTAGAATATCTGATAGCTTTTCGGCGGTTACAGAAGGCTCTACTCAACTTGATGCAGCAGATACTAATATTCGTTCAACATGGCAAGAGATTGAAAAAATTGAAACTGCTATGGAGAATGGCGTTATATCCGTTGAAGATGGAACGGCACAATTAACAACACTATTTGGCAATTTGGCTCAAACAGCATCAGACAAGTTTGGAACACTTGAAGACACATTACTTGCTGCTTTTGGCGAAAACGGAGCATTGTCAGAAGTATTCCACAGGCTCGGTATATCTACAGAAGATACGGTTGCGACTGTAATTACTCTTAATGATAAAGTTAATCAGCGCGTAGAGGAATTAACAAGCGAATTAGCAACAATGGACCCTAGCAATCCAAATTATGCGAAATATAAAGAGGAATTGGCATCACTGTTGGCAACAACTGACGGCTTAACGGAGTCACTTAGTTTATTTGATTTACAGTTATCTCAAATAGATTACAGCCAAATAGTTCTTGATGATGGAACTATTGATGCAGATGCTTTCAATAGAGTGCTAGAACAGGTTGTGAGCTCTGCCCTAAATGCCCAAAAAGGAATTGAAGATGCCGTTAATGCAGTGCAAACAAGTTTGCAACAGGAATATAACTCTGCAATCACACTTGGAGACGAACAATCAGCAGAAGAAATTAAATCCAAAATGGATGCTTTGCCGGATGCCTTGAAGTTGCTGAAAGAAGATGTTGCTCTCAATGCAAAAGAGTTCACTGATACAATTCAGAATGATTTGGTTGGCAAAACGAGTGAAATAATTGACAATGCTCAAGATACATTTCAAGCTAAAAACCTTAAAGGCAAAATTGCTTTAGGCGGATATGTCGACAAGTATGTTGAGGATACTGTTAGTAAGTACAATGAGGGGATAGGCAACATAAGTTCTAGCATCGAAACATCTATGTCAACATTAGGTATAAGCGGTGCTGGATGGGGCAAGGATGCTTCTAAAAAGATTTACGACAGTTTGTTCAGTTATGGGCTTGATGAAGGAGATAGCGAAGGAGCTTATGAATACTCATTAAATTCCAACTATAAATCAATTATAGACAATGCTATGTCAGATATGCCGGGATATGCCAAAAAAGCAAGTGAACCGTTAGGCAAAAATAGTGTTGATGGATATGTTCAAGGAATAACAGCTAAACAGCCACTTCTTAACAAGACTATCAATCAAAGCCTGACGCAAGGACTTGAGGCAGGAGCAAAAGCCATTGACTCACACAGCCCCTCCAAGAAATATGCTGAATTGGGTAAATTTAGCGTTTTAGGTTACAACCAAGGCATAGAACAGAATACACAACTTACAACTTCTACAGTTCAAAAATATGCAAGTGGCATAATAAATACATTTCATAATGCTACCCTTGGCAAGTTTGAGCCGATAGGCATTCAGGCAATGAATGGCTTAATAAATGGTTTGGCATCTATGGAAACCACGTTGTATTCTAAGGTTGATGAGATAGCAGCTAATGTGGCTACAACGATGCAGAAAGCGCTTGACATCCATTCACCATCAAGGGTGATGTTTGAACTTGGTGCCTACACCACAGAGGGCTTTAAGGATGGTATGGAGAGCCTTTACGAGGCAACGCAGTTGTCAGCAAAGGATTTTGGATTTGGTGTTGTCGAAGCTGTACACCCACAGCAGTTGTACAGCGACTATATGAGCAGTACACCGACTGTTAGCCCTATGGCAAGCACTACAACGCAGAATTACTACAATTCCAACACAAGCGTTGACAACGTAGAGACTAACGCACTGTTGAGAGAGCAGAACCAGTTGTTACAGCGTATTCTTGCAAAGGAATACGGCATAACCAAAGACGATATAGGAAAAGCGTCAAGAGATTATGCAAGAGACTATTTTAGGCGCACAGGGCGTGACGCTTACACATTTTAAAAAAAATTCCTCAACAGGTGCATGACGTATCTGTTGAGGTTTTTTATTACAATAAATCATCAACAGAAAGGAATGATATTATGTTAGTAGAAACAAGAAAAATCGCAAAGAGTAAGGAAACAATAGTTGTTAGCAGCCTTGATGTAGCGGAGACATTTGAGAAAGAGCACAAGCGAGTGTTACAAGATATACGAGAGCTTGCTTGCAGTGAAGAGTTTAGACAGCACAATTTCGTGCAGTCGGAATATCTGAATCAGCAGAATCATAAGCAACCTATGTATTACATCACAAGAGACGGATTTGTCTTGCTTGCCATGGGCTATACTGGCGAAAAAGCCATGAAGTTCAAAGAGGCATACATCAACCAGTTTAACGCTATGCAAGAGCTTCTTACAGGAAAGCTGATTGAAAGAGAAAAGGGTATAGCTGTAAGGCAGTCATTGACTAAGGCAATACAGCAGTCAAGTGAAAACGAGCGTATGCATGGACACGCTTATTCCACATACACCGATATTATTTACAAGGTAATATTCGGCAAGACAGCAAGGCAGTTAAGGGAAGAATACGGCATTGACAAAAAGGCTAATTTAAGGGACTGCTTTACGGCTGAGGAGCTTGCGAAAGTTCAGTCCATAGAAATGATTGTCAGCGGTCTTGTGAATTGCGGCTGGGGATATGATGATATAAAGAACTTCATCACCAATCCGACCAAAAAATTACTTGTAGCATAAATTGACATACCTCCCATAAAGTAGTAGTATTAAGTCACTACACAAATATGGGAGGTATTGTTATATGGAAGAAAAAACTACTAAAACCGACAATCAAAGCAAAAGCAGTGAGGATATCAAAATAAATGTAATATCCATACTGCTTGGTTTAGCTCTTTTGTTAGGTATATTTTTGGCTTTAACTGGCAGATTTATGATTTTATTGTGGATAATAGGCATTTTTTTAAGCCTGTTTTGCTTATTTTTAGGCATAAGACTGTGCTTTGATGTCCATGCAATCAGAAAGCACTTTGACAGCAAGGAGGGCAGATAATTATGAAAGCGCTTAAAGCTGGAGTGGTTGTTCTATCTGTCGCTTTAATAGTTTGCGGTTGTAATAGTCCACAGGGCAATACAGAGACAACTACACCAACAGAAACCACAACCGAGAAAATTCCAGAAACAACTACTGTTGCAGAAACGACAATCGAAGTTGAGTCGTCTGATGATTACGAGGGTGAAGAAGAATATTACAGTTTTGAGAAAGACATTACAAATGGCAATGTTGATATTACAATGATAGTAGATAATAAGATAAAGTTTCTTATTAATGCCAAGGCTGATAGTACGGATAAAGCAACTATCATGTATCTTGCAATCATTAATGTTATTAAAGGAATGGAAAACACCGATGCGTTGGTAATTGTGGACACCGATAGCGGTTCTGTTTCATACACTCAGGCTGACGGAGAACTTACATCAATAAGCAGTACAGACAAGAATGGAAACACGATTTTGGCTTTACCTGATTGGCTTAATCAAAACATAGACATGACATTGGAAGATAATGTAAATTGCTATAATGACGTATTAAATGTTTTTTCGGAATTTGCTTTAAGCAATAAAGGCGTAGAAACATCTGACATGGAAAACGTACAGGAAACCACAACAAATATTGTAACTACAACGCAACAAAACGAGGATATTGAAATACTTGCCGAATATACACTTGCTGATGGCATCGGTTGGTACACATATCATTTTTTAGTCATTAAGAATAATACAAACAAAACTCTTAATGTTAAAACAAGTTCAAAAGCTTATGCGGAAGATGGCTCAATACTTAGCGTTGCTAATTCTGAATTTGATGCACTTGGTTCCGAATGTACTTCGGTGATTACAGAAGCTTTTGAAACTAGCTCGGAAATATCTTCTTACGATACCAAGATAACAACCAAAACGGATGGTTGGTATGACTCGGTTATAGAGGACTTATCCTATACAGAGTCAATTATAAAGGATGGTGTGATATATGAAGTAACTAATAATGGTGATAAAGCGGCAGAATTTGTCGAAGGCTATGTTTTGTTTTTTAACGGAAACAACCTTGCTGATTGGGATTACAGCTATTTTACAGATGATGATTACGAGATAAAACCAGGCGACACGATTTCAAAACAGTTGAGTTGTTATAAAGCTTTTGACCGAGTAGAGTTTTATTTAGACGGAAGAAGATAAACAAAAAGGAGCTGAAAAGCTCCTTTTTGTTTGCAAAAAATTTTTAAAAAAGGGGCTTGACTTTTGCCCGACATAATATATAATAGAATTATGCCAGACAAAAGAAAGGAGTGATAAAGTGTCACCGAGGACAGGCAGACCAACTGAAAACCCAAGACCAAACAAGCTTAGTATTCGTATAAGTAACGAGGATAAGCAAATTTTGGAAGATTATTGCGAAAGGGAAAATGTAAATCGAACAGAAGCAATAAGTAGAGGGATTAAGAAGTTGGATAAAAAATAAGAACAACCGACACCCTGAGAAAGTAACGGTTGCTCTTTAGCACCAATCCGCAAAGGAATTGATAAATCTATACTATCATTCCTTCTGCGGAAAATCAAGAGGTTTTAACAGAAAGGAATGGTATGATATGGCAAGAATTAACTGGAGAGACGAATTTGACAAGGCAGACGAGGAAAACATGAGACTGCTTTGCGAGTGCAGAAAAGAGCAGTTGAGAAAAATCATTATGCAGGTTGTCTTGGATTGCGATAACGAGAAGTACTTAGACAATATCGCAATTTTCGCCGCCGCTATGAATGACAAGAGCGTGGAGCGTGTCATGGGTGGCTATGAGCTTACCTCAAAGGGAAAGGTAGGTGTTGCATAATGGCAGAGCTTGTAAAGATTGAGGGAGCAGAGCTATCTATTAAGGAATACAATGGTGAAAGAGTAGTTACGCTTAGGGATATAGATTTGGTTCACCAGAAGAAGTCAGGGTCCAGCAAGAGAACTTTTGAAAGATATAAAAGTCACTTTATTTTAAATGAAGATTACTTTGAACTAACAAGGAAAGACTTAAGGGACAAGTTGTCCCCTAACGAAAAAATAGTTGGAAACCCTAATCTGAAAACATATCTTTTGACTGAAAGCGGGTATTTGATGGTTGTTAAAGGTTTTACCGATGACCTATCATGGCAAGTTCAGCGAAGCCTTGTGAACGCATACTTCAAGGCTAAAGCACAGCCGCAGACAGCGGTTGCACCGGTGCAGGTTGAGGACACCAAGTACAACACAAGCAATACGCTGGTGCCTAAGGTCAAGAGTTGGTATATCCGCAACAGAAGCAACCTTGAATGGGTAGCATATAAGACGAATTGCAAGCTTTCATACGTTTGCCATAGGCTTCTAAAGCGCATAGGCGAAGAATATGACCTAGATGCGGCAAAGAAGATATACGAAGCGGAAACCGGACACGCACCGCAGTACCCACTTGATATTGTGGACTATTTCCCTCAATTATCAGCAATGGCTACATGGTGGTTGAATGACCTGATTAAAGTAATTGAGGAAGAAAATAAATGAAAAGATGGCACCCCGGAAATGGGGTGCTGTTTTTTGTAAGCAATTTTTAATGGGACAATTTGTCCCTTTTAAGCATTGCAAAGGTATGTACGTTAAACGTACTTTTAAAATGTATTGTTTGATGAAAGGAGCATAAGCGATGGAAAATTCAAGAATTGAAATCAAAACAGACGGAGCTTTTTCGCAAATATTCATTGACGGCAAGAAACTCAATGGTGTAAGGAACTATAAGTTAGAACATGCAGCAGGCGAAGCACCAACATTAACACTAGACCTCAACGCATTTGATTTAACCGTTGACGGACAAATGCTATTGATGCAGAAGGGTGTCGGTGAGATTGATGTGAGTATAAAGGGGTAGCTGATAACTACCCCACAGTTTTAGCCCGAAATGCTTTCAGGAGTATTTGAAGCAATAGGACATTGAGGTAAATCACAATCATTGCCACAGCTAGTATAATCGCAACTTGCAATACCTTTGGCATACTCAAAGCGTTCAGTTGTTGAAGCGTTGATGTAATTAACTCTAATCGAATAGTCCTTGTTTTGGGTTGGGCAAAAACCATATACTCTTTTGTACATAATACACCTCCTCTCAACGGAGATTGTAACACGAAAAATAATTAAAATCCACTTTTACGATTTACTATACTAAAATCTGTATACATTCTGTAAACAAAGCGTAACCTAGATTAGATAAGAATAGTATAGATAAGATTAATATGTATATATATTATATATAAATATATATATTAATAAATACAGTAAATTATATAGATAATATTAAGGGCAGTCCGTGTGGGCTGTCTTTTTTATTAGATAAAATTAGACACATGGAGGAATAAGACTATGAATATCGGTAACAGAGTATTTGCAGTTCAAGGCTATGCTGTAACGCAGACCTACGCACAGCACGTTAAAGCTGTCAAGAATGGCGGTTATGCACAGGGAGTTGACCTTGTGCCACAAAAGGACAACAGATACATTCAGAGCAATATTGTGGCTCATTCGGACGGCACAGTGCTTTATGCCGGCAACGGAGACGGCTATGGTAATGCGGTGTGGATATTACACAATGACAACTATGTGACTGGCTACGGACACATGAGAGAGCTTAGGGTTAAGACAGGCGATGTGGTTAAGCGTGGTGATGTGATTGGTGTTGTCGGCAACACAGGTCATTCAACAGGTATTCATCTTCACTTTGAAGTTCGCAAGTACAAAAAGCCTTACATTGTCAACGCTAGTGATTTCTGGGGAGCTAATTCTTTTATGAACACTTCTAAGTTCGACTGGGTGGATCCGACACCATACATCAACGCTGATTTGCCTAATCAGATTGCAAGTGGCGAGGATTACACTAAAAATACCATTCAGAACCGCTTCAAGGTTATGCTTAATGGTGTGCAGAAAGGAGCGTACACCAAGTATACAGGAGCTTGCAGTCATGCAAGCAGAATAGGTGGTATTGTGGTTGATGGCACGAACAGCAAACAGATTTATCCGACCAATAATGCGACTGTGAAAGAAGATTATAGCAAGAATACTATTCCAAACCGTTTCAAAGTTCAGGTCAACGGTAAACAGGTAGGGGCATACACGAAGTATACCGGGGCGAAGATGGTCGCTAAGCTGAGGAACGGAATTATAATTGACGGAACCAAGGGCGTGCAGATATACCCTTAATACATTAAGACGGTGGCAACAGGCACTCACTTATATAGTGGGTGCTTTTATTATGCCATAGAAAGGCGGTAACAGTGGCATACAGCGGTTATTTATTTAAGGTGGGAGAATATATCGTCCCACAGAAATTCATCAAAGCTGACACATATAGGTCTTATGTGAATATGCAGGACATAGACGATTACCCGGACGCTAACGGTTATTTACACCGCAATGCGGTTGAACTTAAAGCGGTGAAAATTGAGTTTGACGTGCGTGCCATGCTGACAGGTAGTGAACTGGAAGAGCTTATGTCTAATATCCGCAATAATTACACAAGTGCAAGAGGCAGGGAGTGTATCATTACCGCCTTTATTCCTGAGTACAACGACTATGTGACGCAGAAAGGCTATCTTGCTGACTTCCAGCCACAGATATACGGCACATACGGCGGCGAGATACATTACAGCTCATTCAGAATGGCATTTATTGGGGGTGTATACGATGGTTGATTACAGTTTACAGAATTTGTTTTACGCCCCTAACGTAGATAAGCAGCTCGTTATTGCAACAGATGACGGCTCCGTGACAATTACCAACACGGAGCTGCATCAAGAGAGCTTTGAGCTGACAGAGAGTTTGTGTTCTGAGAGCGAGTTGACATTCGGAGCGTGCGAAGCGGCGGTAGTCAAATTTACAATATCAAACGTGTTTACATCACTAAAGGATAAGTGGATAACCGTTAAGATGGTGCTTAATGGCAACAGCTCTAATCCGTTCATATTCGGGCATTATAAGGTGGCATCGGATAAACCGACAGCCGATAGAACAAAACGCGAAATTGAGGCTTACGATGCGTTATACGATGTAATTAACGCTGATGTCGTCGGTTGGTATAACGGAATATTGCCAAACACAGAGACTTATGTAACATTAAAGCAATTCAGGGATAGCTTTTTTAGTCATTTTGGTATTACACAAAAAGGCATAATGCTTGCCAACGATGATATGACAACAAGCAGAACTGTTGATGCGGATGAATTGAGTGGTAGTCAAGTGCTTAATGCAATATGTGAGATTAATGGTTGTTTAGGGCGAATAGGGCGTACAGGGCAGTTTGAGTTCACATATCTCGAAAGCAAATCGCCAATAACTATCAGCAAGAATCATTATATCAGTGCTGATTATCAAGACTATATGGTGTCACAGATTGACAAGCTGCAGATAAGACAGGATGAGGATGATATAGGTTCGGTTGTTGGCACAGGCAGTAATACCTATGTGATTGAGAATAACTTCCTTGTGTATGGCAAGGATGCGGCACAACTAAAGGCTATTGCAACTAATGTGTTCAATCGCATTAAGGGTATCACATATCGCCCAGCGGAAATATCAAGCGCAGGAAACCCATGTATTGAAGTCGGCGATGCAATTAAACTGTCAACTAAGTATGCAGAGCTAACCACTTATGTCTTAGAGCGCTCCCTGAAAGGCGTACAAGCCCTTACGGACAGTTTTACGGCACAGGGCGAACAAATACGCACCACACAAATAAACAGCTCTAATAAGTCAATTACGCAACTCAAAGGCAGAGTGAACCGGTTGACCCGCAATGTAGACCAAAACAAAGCGGAAATATTGAATGTTGAAGAAGGATTAAAGAACGAGATAACGCAGACTGCATCGCAACTAGAAATTAAGATACAAAGTTTGCAGTCACAGATAGACGGTGAAATAACAGTAATCAACGGACATGGAGTGCCAACGCTCTATAATTATCCTGCATACAACTGGACAGCAAGCCCTAAGACGGGTGATATTCTTGTTGAAGGACTAAGATTCACCTATTCGGATGAAGTATATCGTAAACATCAGCGAACTTTATTTTTTGATGAAGATAGCATAACAACTTATCGTTTTATCAAAAAAGATAATGTGTGGACGTGGGAACCGATAGCTGACACTGAATATTCAGTGATTCAAAAGCAGATAGCAGACTTAAACGTAACTGCACAGGGGATTACTCAGAGCGTTGAGCAGCTGTCAACCAAGGTAACGAATGATTATATCACACAAATTGACGCCAAGACGCTCGTATCGACTACAGCAGACGGAATCAAGGAGGATATATCTAAGACATACACCACTAGGGATTACATCAACACATTGAGCGCAGAGTTTAACAGGACAGCAGAAGGGCTTACTGCACAGATAAGTGAAGTAAATGAAGCACTTGACGGTGCAAATGAAGTCTACACCATACAAGGAACACCAACCTTGCGGAATTACCCTGCATACAACTGGACATCGGGACCAGTGGTTGGCGATAAACTTACGCAAGGATTGCGCTTTACTTATTCGGATGTAAGCTATAAGAAACACAACAGAGCACTTGTGTATGACGAGGTTGCCGGCAAGACGTATAGATTCATTAAGAATGGCGATACGTGGGGATTCTCCGATGTTGGCAATACCGAGTTTTCATGGGTCAACAAGAAACTTGCTGAGTACAAGGTGACAGTTGATGGAGTTTCCGCCGATTTGTCAAAGTTTGAAACAAAAGTCGGTTCGGATTATATAACCAAGGTTGACGCTCAGGCAAGTATCAATTATAGCGCAGAGGGTATCAAGACAGAGATAAGCAAGACATACGCAACCCAACAGATAGTTGAAAAGATGCAGACAACGCTATCTGCTACAGCAGAAGGTTTAAAAGCAAAAGTAACAAAAAATGAATTGATAACAGAAATCAATGCAAGTGCCGAGCAAGTCAAAATAGCATCCAGCAAGCTTGACTTACAAGGCTTGGTTACGATTTCGTCGCTTAAAGAAAGCGGGCAGACAGTTATTAATGCAGACAATATTACGACAGGGACTATTAATGCTCTTGCAATTAATGGCTGTACAATAACAGGTAGTTCAGTCGTATTCGCTAATGACACGGGCGGATGGAATACGATTATTAATTCAGCAGGATGGTGGATGGTTGGCAAGAACCCTGCCACGGGAGAAGAAAATGCCTTGGATACACCTGCATACTTTATGGACACTAGTGGGTTCTCAAGTATGTATGTAGGTGGACTTCTGAGATTTCGCAACGAAGCAGAGTTCCTCACAGGAGCGTATGCGAGCGGCTCAGGAGCGTACTACTCGCAACGTGCTAGATGGTATAATGTCGCACTAATGGCTAATAACACATCTGATATACGCTATAAGAATGACATAAAATACTTGGACGATGAAGAGAACATGGAAGAACTTTTCGACAGTCTTTCACCGGTGGCATTTTATTATAACAAAGGAACAGGTTATATTGAGACACAAAGGCACTTAGGTTTTATCGCACAAGACATAGAAAAAGCTATTGCAAATGTGGGGATTACCAATGATATGGCATTATTTGACCATGAGGACAAGGGGAAGCTTGGAGTTGACAAGCAAGAACTCATCGCTCTTTGTGTATGGCAAATCCAAAAATTGAAAGCTCGTATAAACGAACTTGAAAAAGATAGGAGGAAAAAATATGAGTAGTAATTACAACATTAGGATGTTCCGCAATTCGCTAACGTCCTACATTAAGCAGTCACCTATAGAACCAGAGGTTAAGCTTCTGGTTCTGAGGGGTTTAACAGCACAGATAGAGGAGGACGCGGATGCAATGGTTGTCCGCGAAGCAGCAGAACTGGAAAAAGCAGAACAACTTAAGAAAAATGCCGTTGATAAGGCAGCAGAGCAGAAAGAAAGCGAGGTATAAGCTATGGCAGTAGAATATAATCAGCATACATGGGGGTATGGTGAAGAACTCACACCGGATAAGCTTAATAATATTGAGAGCGGTGTTAAGGCAAATGCGGATGCAATTAATGAGGTAAATAATAATTTAGCACGCTCCAAACTTGCTCAAATGCGTTTTCAAACCAAACGGCGTACAGATGGTAACGAGGTAGTTGAATTTAACAGTATTGATACTACACAATACATAGCTTTTGTGCTAACTAATACGGGGGATATATTGCTCCCCAAGAAAATACTTAGCGATTCAAGTTTTGCATTCGACTGGAGTGAGGATAAAGGTAATATTGGCTTGGTTATTGTTGCAGAATATTAGCAATGTAGTAGGATAATGTTGACAATCAGGGGGTATCCACAATTAATGTATCAATACATATTCCAGTACAATGATCAGACCAATCTTGTGTGATTATTCCTTGATTCACCAGACAGTAAGCTGGCATCCAATTATCATTAAGTCTAATCATACATGGAATTTTTTTGGTTATATGTTGTGGCAAGTAAGCAATATCTGTTCCGATGGGACATTCTATATCATAATATAGGGCGAGTGTAACGTGTATAGTGTTAATAGATATACGTTCATAACTATTGATATAACAAGTGTATTGCGACGTTAAAGCCTTGGACATCGGAACTTCGTGAATATCCGATACAATTAATCCTGATAAATTATTATTTACATGGCTACGGCATCACACCGTAGCCACATACTTCTCAAAGATAGTTCACGTATGCTCCTCACTTATGTAACTGTAATGTTTATCAGTGCAAACACTTGGCTTATCCGTGGCAAAACCTCCGTATTCTGTGTTTTTTTGTCGGATTTTGGTTACCGATTGTTCAGATTTCAATACAACAAAGTGCTATTATGGACTTGTCCGATAAGGACAGGTTCAAGCTTTGGCAAGCAAGGGGCAGTGTTGATTGGCGTTGGCATTGTTCCTTGCAAGTGGGGGTTATTGGTTGTTGACATTAGCGAACAAATGTTCTATAATTGGGACATCGCTACTGGAAAACGTGTGGTTGTAAAGGGGAAATGCAAAACATGAAAAAAGATGTGAATTACTACCGAAGAAAAATAATTGCCTTAATTAATAAAACGGATGATTTGTGGATATTGGAGCATATCCTAAAATTTATTCAAGGAATGACAAAGGAGAGGGAATAACCCTCTCCTCTTTTACTCATCTAACAGTTTCTTTGCTATTTCAGCAAGATTTTCCCAGTCTTTGACGGTTAGCCTTGTTAAGGCTGATACAAATTTTTTCTGGAAATTGTCATCTTTTAAAGCCATCGTCTCAGTGACAAAAGCTCCGATTTCCTGCTCTTTGGTTCTTGATTTGAACATTTCCCCGATGCCATTCCGAAGCCATTCTTCATTGACATTAAATTCTTTACATATCAATGCTATAGCTGAATCACTAGGAATACTTCTACCCATTTCGTATGTTGCAACAGTGTTTCTTTTCACTTTTATTTTGTCAGCAAATTCTTGTTGCGTCAAATTCAGAGCATTTCTTATCTTCCTAATACGCTCATTCATTTATTTTCACACCTCCTTCCTGCAAATTTATATTATCACGCCTTGTTGAAAAAATCAACAAAAATATGTTGACAAATGTTTTTTAATGACATATAATTGTTTTACAATCAACAGAAAAGAGGTGAGAACGTGAACGAACTTGTACATTTAGAGCATGATGAAGCTGTATGCAACAGTTTGGAGGTTGCTGAAAAGTTTGGTAAAAGACATGACAAGCTGATTTCAGAAATAGAAAGAATGTACTCTGATTTAATCGGAAAAGGGTGTGCCCAAAATGGTGGAGACCCCCTATTTGTAAAAAGTAGTTACATTCATCCACAAAATAAACAGGAATATCCAATGTACCTTATGAACCGAGACGGCTTTTCATTATTGGTAATGGGATTTACCGGAAAGAAAGCGTTAGATTGGAAACTTAAATACATAAACGCTTTTAATCAGATGGAGAATTACATCAGAGAGAAACAGTCGCAGTCTTGGATTGAAACAAGAACAGTCAGTAAGCTGTCAAGAAAAGCTGAAACAGATGTATTGAAGCAGTTAGTTGAATATGCCAAACAGCAGGGAAGCGAACACGCTGATATGCTGTATATGACATATTCAAAACTGGCAAACAAAACTGTCGGTGTGGCTGATAGAGATACCGCAACCGCTAAACAACTGATGAACTTATCCGTCACAGAAAATATCATATTGAAAGTAGTTGAAGAAGGTATCAGCCAACAGCTCCATTATAAAGAGATTTACAAGAATTGTAAAGACCGATTGGCAATAGTCAATCAGTTAGCGTATTTGACAGTATGAAAGGAAGTGAGCTTTTGAAAAAAATGACATACCGACAGAAACGAGATTTACTCAATAAGTTCGAACCGTTCATAATCGGTGCAGTTCAACTCATAAGTGCTTTGGCTGGTGCTGCTACTGGAATAGCTATCTGCTACTTTTTCTAAATGATATGTAGCCGTGGCGGTTACAAGAGCCACAATAAAAGGGATTAGGATATTTCTTAAAAATTCGAGAAAAACATATTCTTTATAGTGTTTTCCTTTAACAGATAAAACATAAGAAAACACCGTTCTATCATTGGAAACATCTACGTTTCTGAAAAAGCCTAATTCTTTTAAATCTAAAAAAGCTTGGTAAATATCTTCACCGGAATATTTACCGAATTTTGAAAGTTCAATGGAGCCAACCATATTTGAAGATACTTTTTTCAAAATAGTTCTTTCAATTTTTAAAAGCATAATAATACCTCCGGTTTTTAAAACATTATATCACAGAAGGGAAGTGAATTGAATGAGTGAGCAGGAAAAAGAGATTATTCGTAAGCTGTCCGACACAATCCCTAAGCTTGACGATAACAAGAAGAACTACATTCTTGGTGTAGCCGAGGGAATGGCAATAGCTAGAGAAGCAGAGAAAAGCGAAAACAGCAGAAAGGAGTAAGACTTGAACGAAGTTAAGACAGTAGAAACAAGAACGCCGATTGAGATTGCCCTTGACATTGACAGCGAGGGCATGACAACGGCGAGAAAGCTTTATGAGTTTTTAGAGCTTGCGCCACAGCATTATGCAAGGTGGTGTAAGTCAAATATTACCGAGAACGAGTTTGCAGAGGAAAATGTTGATTATTGGGCATTCACCATTAATGGGGAATGGGGTGGACAGGCTACGACAGATTACAAGCTCACAGCTCACTTCGCCAAGAAGTTATCCGTCAAGGGTAACGGCGAGAAAGCAGAACAGGCAAGGGAATATTTTACGGCGGTTGAGGAGAAAGTCAAGCAGACCGCTATTGACCGCTCACAGTTATCACCACAGTTGCAGCTTATGAACATGCTTGTTGAGAGCATGAACAAGGCGGAGCTTGAACAGAAACGACAGGCACAGCAGATTGAGCAGGTGCAGACAACAGTTGACAACATGAAGGAAATCTTCACACAGCCTATTGGGGACTGGCGGAATGAAATCAATGCACGGATAAGGGAAATCTCAATCAAGAGCGGTATTGACTATCAGACACTTTACAACGAACTTTACGGACGGCTTGAAACGATAGCCCATTGTAGCTTACAGCGGTTACAGGACAACAAGAGGTCACGCATGGAAAAGGCAGGTAATACCAAGACGGCAATAAGAGAGGCGACCACGAAGATTGCAATTATCTACGAGAAGCCACAGCTTAAAGCAATATTTGAGGACGTTGTTCGGCGGTATGCGATGGCTTATGCGTAAGGAGGATTAATGTCAATTCTATACTTATTGATGGTACTGATACAGATAACAACGGCGATGCCGAACAGCATAGAGAAGTCCGTGGACTATACAAGTGTCATGCCGTGTCCAACTAAGGAAATATCGGACGAATGGCAGACATTCACGCTCACCGCCTACTGTGGTTGTGAGAAATGCTGTGGTAAGACCGACAGGATAACAGCAACAGGTACGCACGCTGTTGAGGGCGTTACCATAGCAGTTGACCCTGCGGTTATTCCTTACGGCTCACTGGTTGACATTGAGGGTATCGGGACATTTGTTGCTGAGGACTGCGGCGGTGCCATCAAGGGTAACAAGATTGATATTTACTTTGAGCGACATGAGGACGCTTTAAAATTCGGAGTTTGGGAAGATTGGAGAGTGAGGATAAGGGAGTGAAACAGCCAAAAAAATTGACGTATAAGCAGAAAGTTATTGTATCGTCGCACAGGCTTAATGCAAATGACTGGATGGTGGAAAAGGAAACAGAGTTTTATTTGTATCTTGTGAGCAAGGACGGAGCCAAGAAGAAAATCATAGACAAATTTAAAAGGAGGTAAAACGTGATGGTTATTACAGATTTAAACGCATTAGCGGCAAGAGAGCTGGCTATTGTATGTGAAGCAGAGAAAATGGGAGTGATTATTGAGGACGGCAAGATTACAGGAGCCGTGAGCGAGGAGGAATAAGAAAATGGAGATTAAGCTACTAAGAATGAGATTGGAGAACTTCATGTGTTATGTTGACACAGAGTTCAGTTTCTATCAGTTGACAAAGATACTTGCCGAGAATGGCAGGGGCAAGTCAAGCATTGTAACGGCTTATCTATGGTGCTTGTTTAACTGTGATTATGAGTTAAAGGATAATCCAGTTGTCAGAAGAGAAGTTGACGGAAAATCCGTTGATGACATGGATACGGCGGTAACACTTACGCTTGATGTTGATGGCAAGGAAAATACATTGAGAAAGGTTCAGAAGCGTACATATAGCAAGGACGGCAGTTCATACAAGGACGATAACAAGTATTTCATCAATGATGTGCCTAAGACATTAAAGGATTTCAACGCATATCTTGATGTTGATATGAATGTATTTAAGATGTGCAGTAACATCAACGCATTTCTTAATCAGAAGCCAGCTAAAATGCGTGAATACCTATTCGGGCTTGTAAGTGATGTTACAGACCTTGATATTGCTTCACAGAAAGCTGAATTAGCCGAGTTAGTTCCTTTACTTAATAAGTATACAGTTGAAGAATTATCCGCTATGAATAAGGCTACCAAGACCAAAATTACAAAGGATTTGCCTATTCTTGACGGACAAATCAAGGAAAAAGAACGCGATATTCAGCTTAAACAGGGTATCGAAGTATCTGACCTTGAATTACAGAGGAACAGCCTTAAAGAACAGATTGCTGATTGCGTGGCAAAGCAGACCGACAATGACAAGCTGATGGCTGAATATGACAAGGCTAGTTCGGATATTCTAAACTTGAAGTTTGAGCTTAGTGATATGAGCCGCAAGGCTAACGAGGACAATATTAAGGCTAGGCGAGAGATTGAGGACAAGATTTCTGATAAGCAGTTCCTTGTTAGGCAGACAGAAAAGACTATCAGCGAGACAGAACACTGCATTGAATTGTCGAAGCAGACTATTGAGAGTATAACCGGATATCTCAATGCGGAACGTAAGAAGTGGACGGAGGAGAATAACCGCCAGTTTGATGAGAACAGCCTTATCTGCCCTTACTGTGGCAATGAATATAGTGAGGATAAAAAAGAGCAGTTAAGAGCCGACTTCAAGAAACACAAGGCTGACACGCTAAAGGCTATCACCGATAACGGAAACCTTTACGCAGACAGATTGAGCAAGGAGAAGAAAACACTTGCAGACCTCGAAGCAGAGTTGCCGGAGCACAAGGAAAGCCTTGAAATACTGAATACAGCTATCGAAGTTTTCACAGAGCAGTTATCGGAGTTACCACAGGAAACTGATGTAACAGCCACAGAGGAATACAAGGCATTGGAACAGCAGATAGCTGAAAAGGAAGAAGCTATGCACAAGGCTAATGACATATCGGCAGTTAAGGCTGAATTAAAGGCACAGGAAAGTGAGCTTAGGCAGCAGTTGTCCGATTGCGAAGCCAAGATTGCGGCAAGCAATACCGCAATGGAAGAAGAGAGGCTAGAAGAGCTACGCAACCGGCAGAGAGATATGGAACAGAGCAAGACTAATGCCGAGAAAATCCTTGATTTACTTGACGAACTGGATAAGGCAAAGAATGAAGCCTTGACAGAAGCAGTAAACAGCCATTTTGGGTTAGTTAAGTGGCAGTTGTTTGAATATGCTAAGAACGGCAATTACAAGAGTTGTTGCATACCTACTGTTGACGGAAAGAGCATTTTAACAACTATGAGCAACAAGGGCAACAGGATTCTTGGAAGAGTTGACATTTGCAATAGCATTCAGAAGATTAGTGACATTACTTGCCCGGTATGGCTTGATGATGCAGAGAGCCTTGACGAGAGCAATCAGAGTAAGGTTGCGCAGATGGTTGGTGGACAGACAATTATGCTCATTGTGGACAGCAAATATAAGAATTTAGATATTACGGAGGGATAAGCACTATGAATGATAGATATGTTGTAGAGCGTGAATTTGAACATGCAGGATACAAATGTGCTGTCATATTTGGAAGTATCGGGCACAGATGCGGTTATGTCGGCATTCCAAAGAATCATCCATTATACGGAAAGGATTACAGTGATTACCTTGAAATCAAGAAAGCTGATGTCGGAGACAGAGAAGTAAGCGGGATTTTTCCTTTGCTTGGTGCTTTCCTGGATGAAGATGAAAGAATCCGCATTGAAGCATATTTTCAGTGTCACAGTGGCATTACATATGCAGGCGGTGGAGAACATTCAAGTTATCCAAGTCATTGAGAACGAAATACAGCCTATTATTGAAGCTAAATTAGGAGCAGATAATCTTGTCGAGCATATTGTTGATTTAACTTCGGTTGATATGCAGCATGAGTTTGAGCCTTGCACTTGCAAGGTAAGACCTATCACGTTTGATGAAGCAAGGCAGTACAATGGTTTACTTGTTAATAAGGAATTATACGATGGGTGGTGGACTTGTACGCCTTGGTCTACGGCTGAAAGAGGTTGGGCGTACGCAATAGCCGTTGTTTATCCAACTGGCGATTTCAATAGGTACAGCTGTGACGTCTTCAACGGTGTTCGCCCAGTTTGTATCTTAAAATCTAATATCTTTGTATCGAGAGGAGAATGACAATTATGGCTGCATTAACAATGAAGATGTTACAGGAGCAGATAACCGAATTAAGCAATAAGATAGCTGTGCTTGAAGGTAATGTTAAGGCTAAGGCAAGAAAGTGTTTTACTGGGTTGAAGGTCGGAGATACATTTGAACTTGTAGGGTTTACTTGGAAGATACTTGATATTACAACTGAGGGTTATATGTGCCTTGCGGACAAGCTTACAGATAAGATGATGTTCGATAAGACCTCTAATGATTGGGTTAAAAGCCAGTTAAGAGAATATCTCAATACCGAATTTATTGAGAAGATTGCTGATGAGATAGGCGAAGAGAATATTGTTTCATTTAAGCGAGATTTGCTTTCGCTTGACGGGCAGACTGAGTACGGCGAGTGCGAGGACAAGGTATCACTTCTTACGGTTGATGAATACCGCAAGTACAGAAGCCTTATACCTAACACGGATGAGTATTGGTGGTGGCTTATTTCACCATGGAGTACGGATTGCAATAATTGGAATATGAGGAGCGTTACCGTTGTTTCCTCGTACGGCTATGTCAATAACGACTACTGTGACTGTAATGGCAGTGTTCATCCAGTTTGTACCTTTTCCTCTTCAATCTTCGAATCAGAGGAATAGCAGAACATTAAAATAAATCAATTAGAAAGGTAGAAAAAATTATGGCAGAGAATACAGCAGTTGCAGAGAAGAAAGAAGAAACAGCAGTACAACACGTTAATAGAGTTACGGATTTCAGTCTTGGTATATTTGGCACAAGTGACAACTTTATGATGGCTACACAGATGGCTAAGGCACTTGCATCTTGCACTATTGTACCGAGAGACTATCAGGGAAATTGGACTAATGCCTTGGTTGCTATCGAGATTGCACAGAGATTGAACACAAGCCCGCTTATGGTTATGCAGAACCTGTATGTGATACAGGGCAGACCGAGTTGGTCGGCGCAGTTTCTTATCGCCACAGTCAACAAAAGCGGCAAGTATGACATGGAGTTGCAGTATGAGGAAAAGACGGACAAGAACGGCAAACCGTTCTCATGTAAGTGTTGGACGGAGCGTAAAGGACGCAAGGTTGACGGAATCACTATTGATATGGACATGGCTAAGTCCGAGGGTTGGATTGACAAGAATGGTAGCAAGTGGAAAACAATGCCACAGATAATGCTCAGATACAGAGCGGCTTCATTTTTCGTAAGGATGAATTGCCCTGAACTTGTGCTGGGCTATTACACGCAGGAAGAAGTGCTTGACGGAGACTTCAAGGAATACCCAATGCAGAGCATTGAGGATATGCAGAAGCGGGTTGAAAAAGACATTGCAGAGAACGCTAATTCGCAGGAATTTGCCGAGGAACCACAGTCAACAGAACACAAGGCAGCAGAGCAGACGGAGTTACCGCCATTTATGACGGCAGAATAGGAGGCTATATGATTACTAGTAACAAGGGAATAGTAATGATTGACGGTAAGGGTGCGGACATTGTAGCCGATTGGGGAGTTCTAACCAAAATGATATATGAAAAAGTGCTCCATGGTGATAAGCAGCTCTTCGACATGATACTGAATAAGGCTATTGGATGCCTTGATAAGTGCTCTACCGCTACCGATAGCGATTTTGGTGCAGTTTTAAAGGAAATCATGGAGGGTAAGCATGAGAATAATTAGTCAGGACGGAACAACAGATGTGCCATACGAGCATGTGGCGGTTATCAGGCTTAACAAGAAGATTTACTTCTTTAACAGTAATCTGGTTACCGATTCACAGGCACTTGCGGAGTACTCGACCGAGGAAAAGGCAGAGAAAGCTATGAAAATGTTAAGAGAACATTGTGAGAAAGTCGACTTCTTCAAAACAGTAATAAATACTGAAAAAGGTGTTCAATTCATAAGAGGTTTGTCGGAGACTACTTTCGATAAGATGACACAGAATCATTTTTGGTTCCCGAAAGATGATGAGGTGGAAGCATGAAAGGGCTAAGAAATTGCCCTATATGTGGTGCTAAAGCTGTTGTTCTTAGAAATGAGCCAGACGGGTTTTTTATGGGATATAGTTCTGGCTGTCCGAGATACAGGTTAAACGATGGAGTACACGCAAAGAAGATGTTCTTCCATAATGTAGCCACAAAAGAAAAGGCAATCGAAAAATGGAACGAATATGTTGAGAGGTTTTTAGATGAAGCTTAAATGTATTTCAACAGGCAGTAGCGGTAACTGTTATCTGCTGCAGGCAGACAACGGAGAAACGCTTATCCTTGATTGTGGTATCGGCATTAAGGAGATTAAGAAAGGCTTGAATTGGAATGTCAAAGATGTTGTGGGTGTGTTATGCACCCATAAACACCTAGACCACAGCAAGTCGGTAAAAGATTTTGAAACTATGGGTATTCCCGTATGTAAGCCATACGAAACATCACTTATGAACCAGTTTCTCGCAAATTCTTATTTTACTGTAAGAACATTTGATTTAACGACAATAGACGGAAGCTGGACACATACAGACGCAAACGGCGAACCTTGTCCGATATATGGCTTTCTGATTACTCACCCGGAAATGGGAAGAATGCTTTACATTACCGATTGCGAAGTTATCAAGTGGAGATTTAAAGACATAAACCACATTCTCTTAGGTGTAAATTATGACAAGGATTTAATCGACAGGGATAACACAGGCAAAGCCAATCACGTATTCAGAGGTCACTTATCCATTGACACAGCTTGCGATTTTGTTAAGGCAAATTATTCAGATAACTTGCAGAATGTCATAATGTGCCATTTATCAAGTGAAAATGCTGATAGAGATAGTTTTATCGAGAAGATGAAGAAAGTCGCTTGCGGGGCAAATGTAGACGTCGCGGTTGCAGGGAAAAGTTGGGATTTGAAAAATCCTAATGAATGAAGCGTGCTACGAAAACAATGGATGGCATCCAACATTATCGGACCCGGATAGTGGTGGAGAACCTAATATGGTCGATGGATTTCATAAACTTTGGAACTCCACCATCAAGAAATCCGACCTTGACCGCTACGGTTGGGAAGCGAATCCTTACGTTTTCGTGATAGAATTTGTGAAAATTGACAAGCCGGAGGAAATACAAAATGCATGATACGCCACATTCAGAAGAGAGTAAAAAGAAAATGAGTGATTCTCATAAAGGAATTGTCAATAACGCAAGGAGAAGAAAAACTATTGTAAAAGACGGTATTACATTATATCAATGCGGAATATGCAAAGAGTTTAAACCGTATGAGGAATTTTATAAGAATAAGCGGACGATTCTTGGAATTACGCCAGAACGCCAGAATGCAAGAAATGCCATTGCAAATGATGGCGAAGATAAGCCAAACTGTGACCTTGCGTTACTCGCAAGGCATTTTAAGGCAGATAACATCAGTACAGAATTTGACAGACCTTTACCACAGAAAGGCGATAAATACAGACATTTCAAGTTAGGCAAAATTGTTACTATTATCGGTATTTCAAGACACACCGAGACAGAAGAAATATCAGTTGTATATGAATATGAGGGGCATATCTGGAACAGACCGCTTGAAATGTTTATGAGTGAGGTTAATAAAGAACTATACCCTAATGCAAAGCAGAGATATAGATTTGAAAGGCTTAACAATGTTTTGGTGTGAGAAAGAAAATAGGTGGTGCTCAGTTTGGAGTTGCGATAGAAAGGAATGCGAATTTGACGAATTTTTAGCACTTGCGGTAGATAACGCAGAAGCAGAAGAAAGTGAGGAAAAAAGTAGATGAATAAGGTTATTTTGATGGGCAGATTGACCCGTGACCCAGAGATAAGGGTAAGCGTAGCGACCAATATTACAACCGCAAAATTCACACTTGCGGTTGACAGAAAATATAAGAAGGAGGGTGAACAGCAGACGGCGGACTTCATAAGCTGTACGGCATTTGGCAAAACCGCAGAAAGCATTGAACGGTATCTTCATCAAGGAACCAAGATTGTGGTTGCCGGACGTATTCAGACTGGAAGTTACACTAATAAGGACGGCAATAAGGTGTACACCACAGACATTGTTGTTGAGGAATACGAGTTTGCGGAGAGTAAGAACGCTAACGGCAG